ATCTTTGAGGAATTATCCTTGGGCATATTCTGAATTAGTTGTAGAACTAAAAAGAATTGCTGATGCATTAGAAAAACTTGTGAGCACAAAATGATTAATCTAGTGAATGATGATATTATGAAGTTAGATTTTCGTTCTGCAAAATTTAATTTAATTTTTGCTGATCTTACAAATAAAAATTATAATTTTAGTTGGATTGATAAATATTGGAATCATCTATTAGAGAATGGAGTTTTTATCGTTAGGTCTGATTATTATACAAAATTATTTAAATTAGATATTAAATTAAAATCTATTTCCAACTCTTTTATGATTAATCATAATTCTTTTATAAGAAATCAGAGTCCTAATAATACCCTATTTTTTTCTAATGGAAAGAACTATAAATTTTATTTTGATAGAGTACAAACTTCAACGAAATTATTAGATAGAATTATTTTACCTTTTGTTGACAAAGATGACTTTATTTTAGATTTATTTATGGGGTATGGGTCTTTAGCAGAGTGGTCTTTTAAAAATGGTATAAACTATGTTGGTATTGAAAAAGATAAAGAAATCTTTAGACTAGCAGGTAAAAGGTTAGGATTAAAATGATTAAATTTGCACAACCAACATATTTTGGTAATGAAGTAGAATACGCTAAAAGAGCAGTAGAATCAGGATGGATTTCTGGTGGAGAATATGTAGAACAACTAGAAGAAAATTTTGCAAGATTTTTTGCAACTAGTGTCACACTAACATCTAATGGTACTTCTGCTTTACAACTAGCCTATACAACTTTAGGATTAATACCAGGGGATGAAGTAATTATTCCTGGGTATGGATTCTTAGCCGCCGCTAATGTAGCTTTACAGTTAGGACTAAAACCAGTTTTTGTAGACGTAGATGAAAATAGTTTTCTTATAAGTGCAGAAAAAATAAGAGAGAAAATAACTCCTAATACAAAAGCGATTGTTGTAATTCATAACTATGGTTTTATGTGTGATATGAAAGAAATAGTAGCTTTAGGAATTCCAGTTATAGAGGACTGTGCAGAATCCATTTTTTCTAAACAAAATGATCAATATTGTGGAACATTTGGTACTATAGGAGTTTTTAGTTTCCATGCTACAAAAACATTTACCACTGGTGAGGGAGGAATGTTAATTACAAATGATTGGTATTTACATGAAATTACTAAGTTATATCAGAGTCATGGGTTAAAAACTAGAGGGACTTATAATCACACCTTTCCAGGAAATAATTTTAGAATGTCAAATATACATGCCGCAATTGGCGTTGCACAATTTGAAAATATTGAGAAAATTCTTGCAAAGAAAGAGTTAGTAACCCTTTGGTATGATAAACTTATGGATATTCCAGATGAAAATGTTTTATGGTCTTTGCCAATCTTAGTAGATAATAAGTATAAAATGCAAATTGCATTAAATATTGCAGGAATTGAACATAGACCTGGATTTATACCACCCAGTAGTATATGGTATTTCAATACTGATGATTTACCAAATAGTGAAGATATATATAGAAAAACTTTAGTATTACCATTACATCTTTCTTTAACAGAAAATGATGTAAAATATATTTGTAATACTATCATAAAGGAATTAAATAATGGATATTAAAAGACGTAGTATTGGGTTATTACTAGATGATTTTGTTACAACTTGTATGAAGTTATGGCATGAGCAAGAACTAGAAAGAAATCCTGATACAACTGATGAAGAATTAGGAAAAGCATTTAGAAGAATTCAAAAACTAAATATTAGAAGAAACGCTTTAATAAATGCTTTTGATGAATTACTAGACAAAGAATCTTTTACAACTACAAAAAAGACTTATGAAAAATGATAGCTTGTACTTTTCCAGGGAAGATCGGGGATGCTATTTATTCACTTCCTACAATAAAAAGACTGTGTGAATTATACTCTTGTGGTGCAGATTTCTATACAAGTGAATATTGTAAAGGTCTAAAGAATTTATTTGAATACCAATCTTATATTAATAATTTTATAATACCAGAAGAATATAAGATACAACACATGAGTATGGGAGTACAACCTTGGTATATCCCAACTAAGGGAGAATATCATAAAGTATTTCATCTAGGATTTAAAACAGTACCAAATTTACCTTTACCAGAATTTATAGCAAACCAAGCAGATGTGAAAATAGGTAAATTAACTCTTGAATATCCAGACTTTGAAACTTTAGATGAACCTTATATTATAGTATGTCCAAGGGGAGATTATGATTTTACTCCACATTACATAGATTTTATTAATAAATCACAATTCAAATGTGTAGTTGTTGGTGCTAAACACCAAGGCTTGTATTGTGGAATAGATAAAACTGGATTAGATTTCTTAGAATCTACTACTTGGATTTCAAAAGCAATTGGATTTCTAGGAATTTCTTCTATGTTTGTTATAGCAGATGCTTTTAATTACCCAAAGGTAGTTTTTTCTAGAAAGGGTGGGTTAGATTTAAGACATCTTACCCATAATAACACAAGTTATTTAAATAAATATGATTACAAAGAAACTCTTAGGAGGTTATTATTGATGGAAACTTATTCAAAGACTATGGAAGTTCCAAAAGATTATGAGAATTTTGGTGGTTATGCAAAACATATTGAAGGAATTTTAGATCATTTCAGAACCATTAAATTTAATCTATTTAGATTTGAACATGAACATAGAAAATGGGAATATGCTTTAGTATATAGATTAGCTGATATGGTTAAAGCTAAGAAAGTATTAGATGTTGGTGGTGGTGGAAGTTTACTTGGCCCCACATTATCTTGGGTTGGAATAGAAGTTACACAAGTAGACCCTGGTGAAGTTGGTGAATGGATAAAAGCCCAATCAAAAACAGTTGGTAAACCTATGAAGTTTTACCAAAAAGATTTGTTTGATTTTGAAAGTGATGAAAAATTTGATGTGGTTTGTTCTACTAGTGTAATTGAACATTTACCTAATGATTTAGACTTTATTACTAAACTTACAACTTTTGTTAAATCAAAAGGTTTGTTAATCTTAACTTTTGATTATCATCCAGATGGTGTTCAAAAAGTATCTGGACATCTTAGAACTTATAATAAAGAAAGAATTAATTTAGTCATTGATTTATTAAAAGAATTAGGATTTAAAGTATTTGGTGGAGAACCAGACTATGAACATTTTACTCCAGATGTGAATGGTTGTACATTTGCATCTTTGGTAGTAAGAAAGGTAAAATAATGTGGAAGTCAATTTATGTATTCCCGTCTTAAAAAGATATGATACTCTAACAAAATGTATTGATTCTGCTATGTTAGGAACTATAAAACCTAACAATATTTGGATAATTAATAATGGTAGTATTTATTTTCAACCAGTTCTTAAAGATACTGATACTAAAGTTAAAATTTTAAATTATGGGCATAATCTAGGAGTTGCTAAATCTTGGAATATATTTATTGAAGATGTTCCAGAAATAAGAATTGTATGTAATGATGATGTAGAATTTCATTCCAACACTATTGAATTATTGATAGATAATTATCATAAATATGGAGATAAGTTTTTAATTTTTCCAGGAGCAGGTATTCCAAGTTTAAACTCTTTTTCTTGTTATATTTTATCTGATAGAATAGTAAAAGATGTTGGACTATTTGATGAAACCATTTCTCCCAATTATGCTTATTTTGAAGATAATGATTATTCTTTCAGAATGTATTTAAAAGGATATGGATTACATGGAGCACCAGAGGTGTTTATAAACCATGTTGGTAGTGCAACTTTAAAAATGTATTCAGATAAAGAAAAAAAAGAACACAATGCTAAGTTTCAATTAGCACAAAGTAATTATCTTAAAAAGTGGGGTGGACTTCCAGGAAAGGAAAAATATAGAGAGGCATATAATGGTAAAAGTTAATAAGGACTTTAAAGTTAAACTTAAATTAAATGGAACAGAATTAAAATTTAATATTCTAGAATTATATAAAGGTATCTGCTATAATATGTATGATACATCTTTGAAAAATGGTATTTACTTTTTATTTTCTGAGAAATTGCGTAAACCAGCATTTGTATACCTGGAAAATTTAGAGTGGTATTTTATTGACAGAAATAATAAATTAATATTTTTGGGATATTCTACAGATAATTTGGTGAAGTAATGGGATTAGCTGAAAAGACATCTCAAGATGAATTATACATTTATGAAATACTTAAAAACCCAGTATTATGTATAGAGTTTATTGAAAATATTGATAAACTTTCTCACGAAGAAAAATTTAAACTAGACTGGTATCAAAAAGATTTTGTTTGTGATTTCAATCCCTATGTAAGTTTAGCATGTGGAAGATCAGTTGGAAAATCACAAGCATTAATGGGGATTATTACTTGGTTACTAATTAATAACATTTTCCCATCAGAATACATAGTGTATACTGTACCAAGTAAGGTACATTTAGAGCCTGTATGGTCTAAAATTATTAGAAGCTATAGAAGTAATTCATTTATTAAGAACTTTTTGGACTCCAGGGGTGGATTTAATAGTTCAGACTTCACGGTAAGATTAGTCAATAACTCTCAACTAATTTGTCGTATTGCTGGTCAAAGTGGAACTGGTGCTAATGTTATTGGTTTGCATACTCCATTTGTAATGGTAGATGAAGATGGATATTATCCTTGGGGAACATGGGTTGAAATGCAACCCATTCTTAATACCTTTACTGATGGGTATAGACAAATAGCATCAGGAGTACCAACTGGTTTAAGAGAAAATAATGTTTGTTATCATGTAGATCAAGAAAATTCTAACTATACAAAACATAGAATTTCTGCCTTACAAAATCCTAGATTTTCAGAAGATGATGATCAAAGGGCGGCAGATCAATATGGTGGTAGAGAATCAGAAGACTATGTTCATTTAGTATTAGGTCAACACGGCAAACCAGTTTTTGCACTATTTGATAGAAATATGATGGAGATTTTAAATTATCCAGTATATCAAATGGTATTAGATGGTACAAAATATTTTGATAATTTAGCTGAATACATAAATAGATTATCAGTATTCCCAGGATTACCAACCAAAGATTCAAAATGTATTATCGGAGTAGACTTAGGGTATACTGAACCTACTGCAATTGTAGTCTTATATGAAGATAACTATGGTAGATTAAGATTTCATGGAAGAATAAGATTAAATAAAGTAAATTATTTTATCCAAGAAAAGATTATAGATTGGCTAGATACTAAATTTAAACCGTTTATTATTGGTATGGATGAAGGATCAGCAGGTAAGGCAGTAATTCCCAGATTACAAGAACACGAAGAATTTTCCCACAAAGATTTTAAGAAAAGGCTTATTCCAATAAACTTTTCATCACAAATCATTTTAGGAGTAGATTCAGACGGAAAAGAAATAAAAAGCAGAACCAAACCATTCTCAGTCGGAGTTCTACAAACCTACTGTAATAACCACAAGATAATTTTTTCGTCTACAGATTTAGAAATGATTACAGAATTAGAAAGAATGACTTATTCTAAAACACCAACAGGTGAAATTGTATACAAAACATTAACACTAACTGGTGGAAAGGCTGGTGAAGACCACTTTACATCTGCTTTATTGTGTGCATCTATGGCTTATTATTTAAATAATGAGTTATTAGATTTACGAAGAAGTAAGAAATTAGCAAAACCATCCTGGTTTTTAGGAGGCTAAATGGAAGAAGATCAAACAATTAATGATTCTACTATTACTGTAGAACCCATTAAATTATCAAAACTAAAGAAAGCAGAAGCATCTTTTGGTTCTATGGGATTAACAGCAGGCGGTGATTGGAGTCCTGATGAAGTAGATAAGATGGAAACCTACTCATTAAAAGAATTTCATAAGTGTATAGATCAATGTAGATTTTTCTATAGAAAAGACCCCATAGCTGGTACAATTCTAAATAAAATGGTAGAAATTGGAGTTTCTAAACTTGTTTTTGATAAAGGAAAATTATCAGATAATGAATTTAGAGTTTTTGAAGCCATTCAAGAAAAATTACAAGAGTATATTGAGAATTGTGCATTAGAATATTTAATTTCTGGCTTAATAATTCCAGAAATTAAATATGCCACATTAACTAAAGAACAAGTTTTTGATTTAGGAGTTAAGAAATATCAAACACTAACACTACCAGTATCTATGTGGCTTCGTGATCCTAGAACTATTAA